GGAGTAGTTTGAGCCATTGCAACACCGTAAGCGCAACGAGCGGTAGTTACACCAGAATCACCATCCATAAATGCCATAACAGCAGCATCACCTGACAGGGTATTGGTGTTAATAATACCCATTACACCAGCCATTAGACCAAGGTTATTATATGTACCAATAACTGCAAACTCACCTACTGTACCCGCCATATGGTTAAAAGTAGTCGTAGGAGCTGCAGAAAAGGGAGCACCGCATTGGACACGTCCAAATACAGAAAAAGCCTCACCAGGAACTGTGTAATCGCTTGAACCAAAACCTGTGGTTGGCATTACACGTGAATAGAAACCAGAAGCCGCCGTTCCCTCATCAACTGGAATTACATTACCATTATTGATAGTGGTAGGGGTTAAAGGTTGTTGTGCGCTTGCGTCTCCGCCTTGATAACCAGCCCGCACTGGGCCTGAAAAAGTAGTTCTTGCCATTTGATTTTCTCCATATAGAGTTAAGTTTATTAGTCTTATATGAGTCTGCCGGGACAGTCTAATAAACCGGGTAACCCGGATTCCCAAATAATACCGGAAATGGCACTATTTGCAAGTATTATAGCATGTGTTTACGTAGATAATCTATGGCTTTTAAAAGGAATTCTGTATTATCTTTAAAAGATCCTAAACCTGTATTACATTGATAGCATAAAAGATCTCTAAGTTTTCCAGATGTGTGGCAATGGTCTATATGTAATGGATCTAATTTATTACCTCTTATATTGTCTGAAGCATCTTTACCACATATTGCACATTTATAATCTTGATTAGCTAACTTAGTTTCATATTCTTGAGGAGTGATATTGTATCGTCTTTTGAGATGGTGTTTACGTCCTTTAGCTTGTATCCATTCTTTTGGTTTACCCGCTGCATATTCTGCTATTTGTTTAAGACGTTTTTCTTTATGTTCTTTATACCACTTTGCATGGTATTCTTTGTGATAGGCCTTACGTGCTGCTTCGTCTTTGATTGGCATAACGGCTCCTAAGTTCAAAGCATTGTAGCACAAAAAAGGGGCCGAAGCCCCTTAATTTAATAACAGTCTGTTACGATAACCATTACTTGTTCATTACGTACATAGTAATTTCAAAGCCAAAACGCATTTCTGTAGCTGCTGGAGTTGTCCACATAATAATTTCCTTTTTTAAATTTTATACACACCGTGTGTATAACTGCATATTACTCCGAAGATTTGCCTGTGGAATAGAGAAAACCATGAATTACAGGCAAAGAAAAACCCAGCCGAAACTGGGTTAATCCTAATACACTTCCAAATGCTAATTACGCACCTGGTGAACCGAACATACCAAGTGGATCTGAGAATCCAAATGAATAACGTTCACGGGCTTTGTAACGAACGTTGCCTGTATCAAAGTCACCATCCATAGAGGTTGATAACGGTGTACGGACAAAGTGTTTCATGCCGTTAGGTACATCAGTTGTTAAGAAGTACGCGTCTGGATCTGTTAAATAATGGTTAACTGTGTAACCTTCTGGAATAGATCCGTTGTTTTTAATCGCGTTAATATCGTTATCAGCTGTACCAGTACGTAATTCAGTTTCGAGCAAACGAGTTGCAACGAATTGATTATTTGGTGGAACAATTAATTTACGAGGTTGTGCAGCGATTAAAAGACCACGCTCATCTGTCCAAGCAGCAATTTGAATAACAGCGTTTTCTAGTGCTGTTTCATTTAAGTCTGTTGGAGTTGCTTGTGTGTTGCTGTTTACACCACCATCAACAAGTGGGTGAGCTGTACTAAATAATGCTACGCCATCACCGCCAGCATTTACGCCGCCAGTAAAGCCATTATTAAGAACTGCAGCAGCCTTAACTTGTTTTGTGTAAGACATAGCACGAGCTAAAGCCTTTGTGTAACGAGCTGATAGTGTGTCATACAAGTTATCTTCTACAGCTTCTTCAGTTAAGCTGAAGCCAAGAGCGATAGTTTGATGATTGTATCGAGCAGTAAAAGCTTCTTGAGCATTGTCATAGGCGATTGCTGAGCCTTCGTTTTTGACAGGTGCTGCTGAAAAGCCTGATAGTTTTGTTTCTTCTTCGAATGAACGTTCTGAAGTCTCTGTTTCGTAGATTTCTTTATGTTCTTCGCCGTAACGTTTATACTCTAGACCGAACAAAGCGTTAAGTCCTGGGAGTAGCTCTTTAAGGAGCTGTGCGCGTGAAATAGCCATGTGTTATTCTCCTTATACGCCAGTTGGGTTTGTATACTGATGCGTATTAATGTTTATCTTAACAATAAACTCAACGAATGCATCAGCGCCAGTTGCAGTATCTCTAACCACATCAATAATACGAATAGGTAGAGAGCTAGTAGTATCTTGCGTTCCTTCATCAATCGCCACAGCAGAATTACCAGTAATAGTAGATCCAGGATTTTGAATTAAAGCAATGTTGTTACCAATAGCAGATTTACCCATAGCAGCTACAGTTGTTGTAGAAGAACATGAAACTACTTCGAACAATGTGTCAGGATCATCTGCAACGACTGCAAAAATTTGAGTACCTGATTTAATTGCTGTACTAGCTGGATAAAACTGTTGTTGTTGTACTTGACCGGTAGAAGCATTTGTGAAACTAACACCTAAAAATACACCGCAAGGTGTAGCTGTAGTAGTACCTATGTCTTTTTCAATTGTTCCATCGGAAACACGTTTTACTAAATCGCCATAGAAAATGTTTGTAGCATAGCCACTTGCAATTTCCATTAAGCGAGTTGACCCCGCAAAAACTTGACCACCAATTAAATTAACCGGTTTCAAGCCATACGGAGCAGATACGGTTGGATAAGCCATAATTGTCTCCTTTAAATATTTATATTAATTACCTTTACCAAAGGATGTCGTAGATTTCTTCTCTGAGAAAAGAGGCATACGTGCATCACTTTGTTTTAAAAAGTTGTTGTCAACTGCATCGGCTTGTTGTTTTGCTTGTGTAGCATAATGAGCCTTACGTTGTGCAACAAACTCTTCGGGGATCTTGCAAAGTAATAAGCCACCAATTTCAATGCCATCTTTAAAACGGCTGTTTTGGTCGACCATTAACTTCATTTCAGGGTGGTCCGCTAATTTAACGGGTTCCCATCCTTCACGCATTTTTGAAGAGACATTTAGATTATCAGCTTCGTTCATGACACTTGTACGAATCCAACGGTATGCCCAACCTGGTACCTTTTTAAATTCAGGTAATAGGGAGGCAGGTTTCCAGCTGTCTGCACGTTGAAAATCATTTCTTGTATCTTGTTCACGATCTAATCTTTTATTATCCATTAGCGTTCTCCAATTTTAAAGTTTCTCTTGCATATTGCTCCGGTGTTAGACCAAATTTCTTGGCTAACGCTACTTGTGTCTTCGTCAATCGTACTTTTTTAGGCGCGGTACTACGCGTTGCCGGGGCAACTACAGTCGAAGGTTTAGTGCGCTGGGCGGGTTGGTCCTCGTCTAGCGTTGCATCCCCAAAGTTTTCTGGGAATCGTTTCTGCATCGTACTATCAATACGACGGTAATACTCATCAGAGGTAGGACTAATCCCGCTTCTGACTAATTTTTCATGTAAGCCTAATGCAAGGCTTGTCATTTCTTCATCTTTACCAAACCAATCATTTTTTTCTTGCCAAGCCATAGCTTTGGAATCTGGTTTAAATGAAGGTTGTTCATTTGGTGATATATATACAGGGTTTTCTGGCTCTTGTAAAGTGTTTTTAAATCGAGGCTCATATTGTTGAGCTTGAGATAAGCGCATTTGAGCATCATTCATCTTTTGTTGAGCTTCAATGATTTGATCAGTTTCACCTGCATTATACGCTTCACGATAATCTCGTTTGGCTGAATCTAATCGCTGTTCTAATGCATTTTTAAGCGTTTGAATATAAGTTTCTTCTCCGCTTGTTAAAGTTGTTTTTAACTTTTTATTTTCTTCGGAAATTTGTTGAGCAAACCTAATGGCTTCATGTCTTTCACGATCAGCAGATTCTTTAGCGCGTCTTTCATCATGCCAAACTTTTTTAAGCTGAGCCATACGTTGCTTAACACGTTCAGAATAATCTTCTAAATTATCATTTTCTAACTCTTCGACTTTTTCTTTAGGTAAAGGTTCTTTACCTCTATCAGCAACTGGAATATCGTCTTCTGTAATTTCAAGATCAATATCGTCTGCTTTTGTTTCTACTTTAACTTCATTTTTTTCTTTTTGAATGAAAACTTCTTTTTCTTCAGGTATTTTACTGCCTGGTATTTCATCATCGTCTGGATATTCAAATACAATATCGTCATCTTTTACATCAGCCATATATTACTCCTTATGCGCGAGTATAGCCTCGAGGATCTGCAACAACCCCCTCAACCGTATCGTCGTTAATAATGCGGAATTCTCTTCCGTGGATTTTAAATCTTGTACCTGCGTATGCACGTGTCAAAACAAAATCACCCTCTTTACACCATGGACCTGTAGGAAATCTAGTTTCATCTTTATAAGCTAGGTCACCTACTTTTACTACAAATAAAACTACAGTTGAATGTTCTTCTATAGTTCTAGTTGAATCTGCTTTTACAATACCACCTTTATATGTTTCTGACGCATCAGGAATTGCACAAAGTATTTTGTATCCTTTAGGTTCAGGTAACTGTAAACCTCTTTCTTCAATCGGTATATCTTCTACTTTTATTTCATCTACGTTTGGAATATAAACTGGTCGACCGCTTGCATCAACTATGTTTTTATTCATTGTGAGTATGTCACTCATCTTCAAATGTCTCCATTTTTTAGATCGGAAGAGCAC